AAAAAGTTGCTGTAGAAGCAAAAAGCCGCGCATTGAAAGCAGAATATACCACTGAACTTGCACAAGATCTACGTGCCGTTCATGGTCTTGACGCCGAAACCGAGCTAGCTAACATTCTTTCAAGTGAAATTCTTGTGGAAATTAACCGCGAAGTCGTTCGTACCATCTATAATACTTCTGTAGTAGGTGCAGCCGCTACCGCCGCGCCAGGTACTTTTGACCTTGATGTTGATGCTAATGGCCGTTGGTCAGTAGAGAAGTTCAAAGGTCTTATGTTCCAAATTGAGCAAGAAGCCAATGCTATCGCAAAAGCTACTCGTAGAGGTAAAGGGAATATCGTTATTTGTTCTTCAGATGTCGCATCTGCACTACAAATGGCTGGTGTTCTTGACTATACACCCGCACTTAATAGCAACAACTTGAACATTGACGACACAGGCAATACTTTCGCAGGTGTTCTAAATGGCCGATTCCGCGTTTATATTGACCCCTATGCAAGCAATAACTACCTTGTTGTTGGCTACAAAGGTTCAAGCGCATTTGATGCTGGTTTGTTCTATTGCCCATATGTACCACTACAAATGGTCCGTGCTGTTGGTGAAAACAGTTTCCAACCTAAAATCGGCTTCAAAACCCGCTACGGTATGGTTGCTAACCCATTCGCACAAGGTGCTGACGCATTCGCAGCAAGTGGGAATCCAAGTGGATTGACTGCAAACACCAACGCATATTACAGAAAAATGCGGGTTTCTAATTTAATGTAGTCGTACCAAAAAATTAATAAAAAGGGGCATTTATTGCCCCTTTTTTTATGGAATGTGCATTTATATGTATAAATATAGGTGTAGTCCACGGATTTCTTGGCAGAGGTTATCCCGACTACTCTAAACATCATCAAACAATCTAAGGAGACTATTATGCCTAGCAATACTATTTATCCAAAATATGGGTTTGTCTATATTTGGTTTGACGTGAATAAGAAAATGTATTATGTCGGTTCGCACTGGGGCTATGAAAATGACAAATATGTATGTAGTTCAAGGATAATGAATGCAGCGTATAAAAAACGCAATGGTGATTTTAAGAGAAGAATATTGTCTAGGATATACACAAGCAGGCTAGATTTATTGGCAGAAGAGCAAAGATATTTGTCTATGATAGACCCTGATAAAATATACACCAATAACAAAACAGTACACGAAAGAAATTCTAAAGTTAGATATTATAATTTGTGCGTCATAACTAAAAATCCTTGGCACTCTGATCCTGAACGTATTATAGAAATTGGCAGAAAAATATCAGAAAAGAAATCTGGCGTGAGTATTCCCTGTTCTACTGATAAAGCTAAAAGAATATCAGAAGCGAGGCTTGCTAAGAGACCTATCATAGATACTGATAAGTTAAAAGATTTATTTGCTCAAGGACAAGATTTAGTAGAAATATGCAAGTATTTTGGTACGCATAAAAAACATATAAGACAGGTTGTGTCTGCTATGGGGTATAATTCTGTTATGGATCTTAAACCCAAAAAAGAAAAAGAAAATCGCGTTCTGATGACAATTGAGGAACAAAGCTTGGCTTCAAGTTTAAGGTTGAAATTATTATGGGCGGATGAATCTTGGGCCAGTAAACAAAAGAATCGTTTGAGTGAGGGTGCTAAAAATAGACCACCGAGAACTCAATCTTCCAAAGACAAAGCAAGAAAATCACAGTTAGGAATATCGAAACCGAGGAAATCATAAATAGTAGTATATAGTAAACAAGTCTGGATACAACCAGTCTTTACTAGGGTGGAAAATATTTCCACCCTTTTTTTATTGATTTGGGTTAATCCAATGATATTTTCCATTACCACAATCCCAAACTCTATCCCAGTCATTTTCGAGCATATTTTCAAATTCTGTTTTTGTTGGGTCAAAAAAATCTAACAGGTCTTTAAGTTTATGCTTTTGAAATTTCACTCTTGAATATAGCAAACTGGTGTTCTTTTTCCAATACCAATAGTTCGGATCAGTAAGACCAACAAATTCAAATCCACATTTTGGATATACATTACCATCGCCAAATCTCAAGTCGGCAAATGTTATTATGCTTTGTGGGTTTTGTAGTTTTATGAAGTTTGCGATCAGTTTTGAGACGCCACCGACAACTGTATATTTGCTATGCGAAGTTATTCTGGTACATTCATATTCGTACTTGTCACTAAATCTATTTTTGCCAAAAGATGCTGCCATTACCAATTCTTCGCCTTGGTACAGACCATAATGATGTGCCGCACCTACTGATGAGTGTAGATGGTGTTCTTTGTGGAAACTACCTGCTATTGTTGGTGTTAGTGTTTTCAAAGTAGTATTTCTTGCGCCGATTTTTATAGTTTTTCCAAAGAGTTTTAGCAGTAGATTTTTGACTTTTTCCATATTATCAGACTCGAGTATGGTTACAAGTTTATATCCCTTTTCTTTACACATCAGATATTTATTCTTGTGGTAGTTTTTTTTCTTTCCACTTGATGCTTCTGAATGCCAATACAGGCCACAATATTCAATAGCAATCTTTTTGTCAACATTTACAATATCTAATTCAAATGGTTGTATTATAGACTTATCATTGTTTTTCCAGTTGTCATTGGGGAAGTTTTCTGTGAGATATTCGTAAAGTGATATTTCGGCTTTGCTTCTCCAAGATGGATCGATGGGCAATATTTTTATGCCATTTATCAAAAGTTGTTTTCTAATATGTGTTTTTGACACGCCAAGTTTTTCTGCTAACACTAATATAGACTGTTTTGTATCATACTGCGATACGAGATATTCTTTTGTGAACTGAATATTTTCATATTGAATTTGCTTGCATTTTTTTGTTGATTCTGACAATGTTCGCGTTTGTATGTCATATTCTAATAGCCATTCATATATAGTTGCAAGACTCACGTTGTAATATGATGATAGTGACTTTATAGTAGATTCTTCATATAGTTTTGTCAATGCTTCTTTTGTTGGTTTTGAATGTATTTTATGCCTATTGTTGGCTTCTGTTGATGCTTGTTTTTGGTCTTTTCGTTCTATTTCATATTTTACAAGCCAACTTCTCACTGTAGGATTAGAGGTGTTATATAGTCTTGCCAAAGAAGAAATGGTATTTCCTTCTTTGGCATAGATATCTATTAGCTCTTGCTTTGGTGGGACCAGAATTTTTCTACTCATAACACATTTATTCCGATCCCATACATTGTTAAAGCATTCCCAATGCAGTCATGTACATTTCTTGTACGGCTTCTTCTTCCGCGATATCGTCACGGTTGCGTTTGCGAATTGCTACAATTTTCTTTAGAATTTTTGTGTCATATCCACGTCCTTTTGCGTCTGCCATTAATTCTTTTTGGCGTTCATTCACGTCTTGTTTTTCAGATTGCATGGTTTCGTATTGTTCGATGATTTGACGTAGTTCGTCAGCTGTTACCGAATATGCGTTATCGTTCATAATGTAATCTCCTGTAGGGTTATTTATTTGTGTAGTGTAAAATCTTGTAGTAGTGTCTTAGCAAGTATATCCTCTTCTTTGTTTGGTACAAAAATGTATGAACAAGTATCAAGCGGTATGTGGTGTACGACTTGCCCATCTAAAATAGGATATGTTGGATCGTGTACGATACCAGCAATATAGTTCAAACGCTTAAAGATTTCAACAACTGGTTTGATTTTATTCATACTTCCTTCAAGTACAAGGACAGTTCCAAATCCTTGTGTGGTTTCATTTTCCCATGCTGTGGTGTCATCAATAAAGTTGTCGCCCAATACTGCTGTGGTAGTTACAGAATAATTTGGCATTTTATGTTTTCTTGCATGGTTGATGAAAGCATTAGAGGCATGTGAACATTGCGCAGCCAATTTGCCGCTGTTCATAGAATCCAAGTCATTTCTTGCAATTATGTATAATACAGCTGTCATTTGGTCTCCTTTTTAAAGAGTATAGTCAAAAGATATATTGCAACATGCGTTGACAAAACACCCGCAAAAAAAACATATCCTAAGCTGAAAAGAAGATATGTAGATGCAGCATACATAAAACCAACAAGAACATTTAGACCAACATGGATGTCGGTAGGTGGTGTTTTGATAGCGTTTTCAAGGTTTGCTATTGCAAATGCTGATGTTATTGTCTGTGCCAGTATAAGTAATACTGTTAGCATTATAAGAGGATAGATTGCCCATACTATGTTAAATTGAAAGGTGCCTACGAAGGCAAACCCTTGAATCAATGCGTTTATAGTTGCTGCTACTGGTTTCATATTTTTCCTAATTTCTATACTTAACATGTATATATTATAATCACAATCGTGTCAACATGTTTCTTACTTCAGTGCATGGTTTCAGAATAATTTGGTAAGTTTGACATCATATCACCAGCATATTGGCCATAGCCGGATCTTGCAATGTCAATTATTGATATGTGTTTTTCTTTTGTGCTAAATGAAGGATACATGAATTTCTGTGTTTTGTCAATATTCATAAATTCTTCTGCATAATCTATGGCATCTTTTATGCTATCAAAGGCAGGTGCTTTGTAAGAACCAAAATTGTCAAGTAAACTGAAAAATCCAAGTCGTGAGTACGTACCTAAAAAGACACCTCTTTTTTCGCAAATTATCAGATATTTCATGTTGTTCCCCTAAATTTCTATTGATTCTCTTATTTTTATAAAATGTGGAAGGTAAGACTTTGTTCTCTCAACAAACACTTGTGGCTGATCATCATCTACCGTAATTATAGTCACTATCTGACCAATC